TTGAAAAGGCACTTAAAAAAGAACTACGCGCTGCGTTACTTCCCGTAGTGCGCCAAGCCAAGGGATTCGTCCCTGCCCAGTCGCCAATGCGCGGGTGGGCTAGTCGTGCATTTAACGAGGGAACTTTCCCAACCTATAATTCTGCAACTATTATCAGTGGAATTACCTACACGACCTCACCGAGCAAGATAAATGAAAACGGTTTCAGCTCGATGGCTAGTATTCAAAACCGCAGCCGCGTAGGTGCTATCTACGAAGGCGCGGGTCGCGCTAACCCACAAGGACAACCATGGGTCGGTCCTAAAGCTGGAAGCAATAGCAACAAGGTCAGCAAATCAAATAACCCTAGAGCGGGCGCTCAGTTCATCGATAATCTCCCACCTTTGGTTTCAAGTCTTAAGGGTCGCGGTCGTCTTATTTATCGCGCTTGGGCTTCAAGCCAAGGCAAGGCAGAGGGCGCAGCAATGAAGGCAATCGACACAGCCATTAGACAATTTAGAGTAGAAGCCGCCAAGGGCGTATTAGGGAAGGCAGCATAATGGCATTTAAAGAAGAGATCGTCCTTGGCTCACGCGCCGATACCCGTGGGTTCAAAAAGGTCGAGACAGCTGCTACCAAACTTAATCGAACCATCAAGGGTCTTGCGGGTAGCCTTGGAGTTCTTTACGGTACAACCGCTCTCGTATCATTTGGAAAGCAAGCGCTCAAAGCGTTTGCCGATGATGAGGCTGCAGCCAAGCGATTAGCCACGGCAGTAGATAACCTTGGGCTTTCATTCTTCAAGGCAGATGTAGAAACCTTTATCGGCAACCTTGAGAAGTCTGCGGCAATCGCCGATGACGTTCTTCGTCCAGCCTTCCAGAGCCTTTTGACTACGACGGGCTCATTAACTAAGTCACAAGAATTACTTAACAACGCGATACAAATCAGCCGCGCAAGTGGGATTGATCTTGGCACGGTTGTTGAGGACTTAAACAAGGGTTACGTCGGGGTTACTCGCGGGCTCATCAAATACAACACAGGTCTAACACGGGCTGAACTACAGACTAAATCATTCAATGAAATTCTCGGAGTCATCCTTGCCAAGTCTGCGGGCTCTGCTCAGGCTTACCTAGAGACAACATCATTCAAACTCGATGCGCTCACACTTGCCAGCGAGAACGCAAAAGAAACAATCGGCGCAGGGCTTGTGGATGCGTTCGCTCGCATTGCTGGCGGGTCTGAAACATCCGACGCGGTAAAGGCTATTGATAACATCGCCAAGGCAATTAACGGCGTTACAGCAGCTACTGGATTCCTAATTGGCGGTCTAGTCAAACTCTACAAGGGTCTGGACTTCCTGACTACATTTGGTGGATTGACTGGCGCTAACGGTTCGCTGGGAACAATCCTCGACAGCAAGCCTTCAACCAACCGATCTAAGTCTCCAGCGGGAACTGCGGCTCGAACCAAGCAGCAGCGTGACGCAGAGGCAGCAGCGGCAAAGCGCGCCAAGGAACTAGCAGCGCTCACAAAGAAGCAGGTCGCTGCACAAAAGACCTTAACGGCAGAGCAAAAGAAACAAGCCGCACTTAAAAAGGCTGGCACAATCTTTGACCTTGAACAGATCCAGATTATCGCTGCACTAAAGGGAAACATCTCAGCCGAAGAGCGCAAGCGCCTTGAGCTTCAGTTTGCCCTACTTTTAGGCAACGAAGATGAAGCCCGTCGCCTCACATACGAATTAGCAAAGGCTCAAGGACTGGGCGAACAAATTGCCCGTGACCTAGCAAGCCTTCCAATGGCTAACAATCCTTTTGCATCGTGGGAAGCGTACCTCGATAAAATTGCAGAGAAGGCTCGACAAATTGCCAGCATGACAGTCAACGCACCACTTGGCACGGCTGCAGCTGCGGCTGCGTCAGGCACAGCAGTCTCTAGCAACGTCTCTACTAACGTCCCAGTCATGGGCTTCACGCCACCACCAAGCGGCACTTACGGCACACCTATAGGACCAGTGCAAGGTCCACAAGTAATCGAGTTAAAGATTACAGGCGACGGAGACCTTACTAACACAATCGCAAAGAACCTTATGCAGCAGAGCCTTTCATCGGGTAACCAGACTTATGTCAACCGCCGCACGGGTGGATTTGAGTAATGGCATTACCTGCACAAATAGCGGTCAGCTTCGACTTTAGCTCGGGAGCAACCTTCGGGGCGGGTTTCGTGATCGGTTCGCCCGATAATGGAGTCATCGGCGTTAACCGCTTCGGTTCATCTGACGTAGTTATCCCTACGGTTGATCTAACGCCCGACGTGTACTCCATCTCAATCCGACGTGGGCGTAACGTCATGAAGGACACCTACGAGGCTGGTACAGCCATTGTGCGCGTCTTAGACCCATTGGGCTACTTCAACCCACAAAACCCAGACTCGCCGTACTTTGGTTACCTAGTGCCTTTGCGCAAGCTACGCATATCTGCAACGACAGCAACGGCTGAACACTTCCTGTTCAGCGGCTATGTAAATGACTACAGGTACACCTTTCCAATAGGGCAAGAGACTGCATACGTTGACATCCTCTGCACCGATGGATTCCGTCTATTGCAGATGGCTAACGTGTCCACCATTGCCGACACTCCCGCTGGCCAGACAACTGGCACTCGCATTGGCAAGATTCTTGACGACGTTCAATGGCCAGTCTCGATGCGTACAATCGCGACGGGCGTGACGACCTGTCTTGCTGATCCAGCAACTATTCGCACCACACTAGAGGCTGTCAAAAACGCGGAGTTCTCCGAGGGCATGGGCGCTTTCTACATGAGCCCAGATGGTACGGCGGTATTTAAGTCACGCAGCGAGGTTGCGTCAACGCTAGGTGAAAACGCTATTGAATTTGACCAGACAACTGGCATCCCTTATCGCTCGGTCAAGTACGCGTTTGATGACAAGCTTATTATCAATGACGTTAAGTTCAACCGCATCGGCGGCACAGCCCAGAATGTCTTTAGCCAAACTTCTATCGATAAGTACTTCCCTCACGGCTTGACCCAAGAAAACCTTATTGCCGAGACCGATACCATCGTGGCGGGCATTGCTGGCAACTATGTCAACACCCGTAAGGAAACCACAATCAGAATCGATGAAATCGTGGTTGACCTGTTAGATACGGCAGTCCCAACAGATACGATGATTGGGCTGGATTACTTCGACAATCTAAAGATTACAAACGTGACGCAAGAAGGATCGACCATTGTTAAAACATTGCAGGCACAGGGCTTTGCGTGGGATATCACGCCGAACAAGATGACGGTCGCAATCACCACGCTCGAGCCTATTCTTGATGTTTTCATAATTGGAAGTACTACATACGGTATAATCGGACAATCAACAATGAGTTACTAGGAGATAGATCATGGCTTCAGGCTTCCCAGCAAATACGGGAGACGTGCTAACCGCCGCAGCTTTTAACGGCTTGGTTCAGTTTACGTTGAACGCACAATCAGGTGCAACGTACACCGTCGCCAACGCAGACATTTATCAGTCCCTTGTGCAGACCACTAACGCTGCAACCAAGGTCGTAACCATTGCTCCAGATTCAACCCTTACATCCGCGGGCGTTGGTAGCGCAATTACCTTCTTAAACTCAGGCGCGGGACTTCTTACATTTGCGGCTGGATCTGGTGTAACTATTGTTTCAGCTGGTGCGGTCTCATCCGCGCCCACACTCGCTCAGTACAAGACAGCTGTAGCGATTCGTCTCTCGGCAAACAGCTGGACTATCGTTGGTGGAATTGCTTAATGATTGGCGCAATCACATCAGGATTACTTGGCGGGGGAGTTGTTGCACCTTCTAAAACTTCTTCTGTTGATTATCTTGTAGTCGCTGGTGGAGCAGGAGCTGGAGTCTTTGCGGCTGGCGGCGGTGGAGCGGGTGGATTTAGAACAGCGGCTTCTTATTCAGTCACAGGCGGCTCAAGTTATACGGTCACAGTTGGAGCTGGTGGATCTGGTGCAGTATTGAGCCCAGTAACAACCAATCCAACAAACGGCAACACATCAACCTTTGCAACAATCAACACCACAGGCGGCGGAAGAACAATTAACGGCGCTGGAGATGGCATTGCGGGTGGTTCTGGCGGCGGGGCATCAGGTTACGCAGCTTCAGGCAAAATTGGCGGAGCAGGAAACCTTGGTGGTTATTCACCAGTTGAAGGTTATGCAGGAGGAAACGCAACAGACAGGGGCGCTGGTGGCGGAGGTTCATCAGCTGTTGGAACAAATGGAACTTCTGGTGCTGCTGGAACTGGTGGCGCAGGAACAGCAAATACATATTCAGGTTCTTCAGTAACTTATGCAGCTGGCGGTAACGGAGCATCAGATTCTTCTCCTTCAAATGGCGGAGCAGGAACAGCAAATACAGGCAATGGTGGAAACGCGGGAGCAAGCACATCAGGCGCTGGCGGGTCAGGTATTGTTATTATTCGTTACCCAGACACCTTTGCTGACTTAACTGCTCTAGCAGGATTAACTTATACTTTTACAACAACTGGCGGCAAAAAGATTTACGCAATCACAGCAGGAACAGGAACGGTGACTATCTAATGGCTCATTACGCTTTCTTGGATTCCTCTAACATTGTTACAGAAGTAATTGTCGGTATAGATGAAAACGAACTAATCGAAGGCAAGACACCAGAAGATTGGTATTCTGAATTTAGAGGTCAACCTTGTGTTCGGACTTCCTACAACGGAAACATTCGTTACAATTATGCGGGAATCGGCTACACATACGATCCAATTGACGATGCTTTTATTGCCCCTGCTCCATGCGAGCATGACACCCTGACTCTTAATTCTTCAAAACTATGGGACTGCTCAACTTGTAAAGAGCTATGGGAAGAGATGGTTTCTAATGAATCCAATTCTTTGTAAAGCAGGACAACAGTTAAGACTGCAAGTGGACGACGCGCATGGTGACCGTGACCGTTCCAGCGATGGCTGGGTCGGCGACCTACGTCACGCATCTCGTCCTTCTGATCACAATCCTGATGAACAGGGTATCGTCCGAGCGATTGATATTGACAGGGATTTATCTGGGAAGGCAAAGCCAGACCTCATGCCTGACCTTGCAGATCAGATTCGACTCTGCGCTAAACGTGGCGATAAAAGAATCGCTTACGTCATCTTCAACAACAAGATATGTTCCCGAAAGTCCCTTTGGCGCTGGGTCGCATATAAGGGAAGCAATCCGCATGTTAAACATTGCCACGTTTCTTTTACTAAAAAGGGCGATACAGATGGTTCGTTCTTTAATATCCCGATGATAGGCGGCACAATATGAATATGAAGAATCCTTACTTTATGAGCCTTGGCGCTTTTCTAGCGGTCTGGGGTACTACCTCGAATTTTTCGCTGGACTACCGCTCAATCCTTGGTTCTCTAGTCGCGGGCGTATTCGGTTACGCAACTCCTAAAAAATGACACAGGAGAGCTTCTTCACCCTTTACTTTGCCAGCCTTGGCATTATCGGAGGCTTGGCAGGGTACGTCATTACTCACTTGCTCTCTGAAATTAAGCGACTCAATTCGCGTGTCGATGAGATTTACAACATACTTCTAGACCGATAATAAAGTCATGGCGAAGAAGCGACCAGTCATAGACCTAGACACTTATTCAGCTCTCGATGCTTATGCAATCGCACTGAACGAGTACTACAAGTCACTGCGCAAGGCAGGGTTCACAGAGACTCACGCCTTCTGGTTGCTTTCGGATAGAGATAACTTTCCAGACTGGATCATTCCTAACCTGCCAAATCGAATCGATAACCTACCCTACGAGGACGACGACGAGGACTAATGAAAAAGATTCTGGTTATACCTGATCTTCAGATTCCCCTGCACGACCAGCACGTAGTCTCAAATATCATCAGATTTAGCAAGACCTTCAAAGCAGACCAGACTGTTACCTTGGGTGACGAAATGGACATGACCGAGCTTGGACGTTGGAGCGAGGGGAAAGCCGATTGGTTCGCACAGACCCTAGACGACAACCGCAACCTAACCGTGGACATCCTTTGGGAACTGGGCGTTTCCGACTGCATCAGATCGAACCACACGGATCGTTTGTATAACCAAATAAGTAGCAAAATCCCAGCCCTTGGCTCATTGCCAGAGCTGCGCTTTGAACGATTCCTAAAGTTTGATGAACTAGGTATTACCTTCCACAAGGACGAGATGAACATCGCGCCTAACTGGGTAGCCGTCCACGGAGACCACACCCCTATCAAACCACAGGGGGGTCTTTCAGCCCTTGAGGGGGCGCGTAGGCGGGGGAAGAACGTAATCTCGGGTCATACTCACAGAAGCGGTAGATCATCGTTTACAGAGGCTTCAGGGGGGCGCGTAGGGCGTATTCTGCAGGGAGTAGAGGCTGGACACCTGATGGATACCCGCAAGGCGCACTATACCCATGGGGTTATGAACTGGCAGCAGTCATTCTGCATCATGTACGTACACGGCAAGAACGTGCAGGTTGACATAATTAACATTGAAAAGAACGGCACATTTATAGTCCAAGGCAAGGTCTATGGAAGGGTTCGCTAGACCCGACTTTGGGGACGAGGATGTGGATAACATTGTTATCGTTTCGTTATCTAAAATGGGTTGTTGTTTAGCTCGATTAGCGTAAAGTTCTTCTTGTAGCGGAAACACCGACTGCAGAAGGGCTCAAAGATGTTTACTACAATGACTGAGGTCGAGCAAGACTTCTACCGCCTAGTTGAAACTTCAATGTTATTTCACGGATCAGACTGGGAAGCGCAAGACGGTCGATTCACAGATGGCGTTGTTGACTACACCCACAAGGTCGCCTATTGGTTCGAGCGTTATTCGGACGTTGTATTGGCTAAGGCTTTGCTTAAAGGTATGCAAGAAGATTTCGTAGTGCTATACGATTCCGTCATGGATCAATGGATAATCACTTCTACCTACGCAACTGAATCGTGGCGATAATGAACCACGACCACATCATCATCGCATCGCTCGCCCTTGGCGGCATTGTTGGATTCTTGTTGGGATACTCCCAAGGACACGAACACGGCAAGATTGCGGGGCGTATTGCCTACCGCAAGGCACAGCGCGCACTCGAGCAGGTTGGTCGATGAACGCCCGTGACTACCTCAACGAAGCGCGAGCTACTATCCAAGACCGAGGAGTTGACTACGGTCACCCTTCGGACAATATGTCACGAACCGCCTCACTCTGGAGCGCATACCTTGAAATGCCGATCCACGATTATCAGGTGGCAATGTGTATGGCACTGGTCAAAATCGCAAGAAGCATGGAAACTGCAAAGACAGACACTTACATCGACCTCGTGGCATACACGAGCCTAGCCGCGCAACTGCACACGGAGGAGAACGAACTATATGTTTAACCTAGATGATTACGAGACCGTTGAAGAGAGACTGACAAAGTTCTGGAAAGACCATCCCGAAGGACGCGTCGAGACAAAGCTGATTGTTAACACACCTACGCAATACATCGTATGGAGTGCTATCTACCGTGATGCGGCTGATGTGCAGCCATGGGCTACGGGATTAGCCGAAGAAACCGTGCAGGGTCGGGGCGTCAACGCAACGTCGGCGCTTGAGAACTGCGAGACTTCCAGCCTTGGGCGCAGTTTAGCCAATGCGGGTTATGCAACCAAAGGCAAGCGCGCAAGCCGTGAAGAAATGAGCAAGGTAGTTGCGAAGGCAGTGGTACAAGATACGGTACAACAGGTCAAAGCAAAGATGGCGGACACATCGCAACAATATATCCCAGTAGCAAAGGCAGATGATCCATGGACAACTTGGGAAGCACCAGCACCTCAGACTATGGAATCAGCAGTCGAGACGGTGAAATCGATTCTTGGTGGCACTGCGCCCGAGGAGTCATGCAGCCATGGGCTTCGTGTATGGAAAACTGGCGTGAGCAAGGCTGGCAAAACGTGGGGGATGTGGAAGTGCAACCCACCTCACGGGACTACTAATTACTGCGATCCTGTTTGGTACAGCATTGCAGCTGATGGCTCGTGGAAGCCGAGGGAAAACTAATGGGACACATAGAATTCCTAAATCAAGACAACGAATGGGAGCGCTTTCCTAACGAAGAGGAAGAAGCGAATCTACGAGCTAACGCGGCGCAGTTGGAAGAACTTGGTTACAAGTTTATCTGCCAGATGTGTAACGCAGTCCCTAGTTGGACACAAATAAGAGAACGCTTCTTAAAGAATGAGTGGACTTGCGATAAATGCAAGATTGTAAATTCTGCTGGACGGGCATAACCTAATCTATGACCCAGAGTAGAAAACACCGAGGCTTTCGTACTGAGCGCGTAGTTGTCTCCTATCTACAAACTTGGTGGAGAAGCGCAAGCGTCGGTAGGGGTGCGGGCAAAGACGTGCATAATGTCCCGTTCGACATTGAGATAAAGGCTCGCTCTACGTTCTCACCCCTAGCATGGATCAAACAGGTCGAGAAACGGGCGGCAGTTCCCGATGAGCTGCCTATTGTGGTGTGCCGACTAAACGGACAAGGAGAAGATGTGGCTTCATATCTTGCGTTTATGCGGTTCTCTGACTTGGTTGATCTATTGCTAAAGGCGGGATACGGTGAATTCCAGACCGATTCTGCTAAACTTGAACCTGAAAGATGTCAACAATGTGGATCATGGAAGTTCATCAACTGCCCATGCAAAACCTGCGCGTTATGTAAAGGATAAGTAAATGGCAGATGATTGGTACACGCCGAAATGGGTATTTGACTCACTAGGCGTTGAGTTCGATATAGACGTTTGCTCACCCGTTGGTGGCACAGGTCTAGTCCCAGCCAAGAAGTTCTACTCAATCGAGGATGACGCATTAGTACAATCATGGCACGGGCTGGTTTGGATGAACCCGCCATATAGCAAGCCCACGCCATTTATCGACAAATTCATAGATCATGGCAACGGCATTGCTCTAGTCCCTTTTAGTAAGTCCAACTGGTTTGGTCGCGTGTGGAATGACGCTAACGTCACCCTTTGCATATTGCCGCCTAACCTCAAGTTCCAACGTCCCGATGGCACGGCAAAGCAGATATTCATGCAATGCGTGTTGCTAGGCATTGGGGCTGCAGCTACAGATGCGTTGGTTGATTCCAAGATTGGGCGAGTTCGCTAGTGCCTATATACGAGTTCCAATGCGATAACGATTTATGCGAGGCAGACGCCCGTATAGAGAAAGAACTATCTATATCAAAGGTTGAGGACGGGATTGAATGCCCGTTCTGCAGTGAACTAATGAGAAAGGTGTACTCAAGTGTTTCAGTCCATTTTAAAGGATCAGGATTCTATAGCACAGACAAATAAGCTCTTAGTATTCGACTTCTTTGCGGGAACTGGGTCTAGCACCCAAGCCTTTGAGGATGCGGGTCATACCGTCATCAAGATTGAACTAGACGAATACTTCGATGCGCACGAACGCGACATCATGGCATTGACGGCTGATGGCTTAATCGCTAAATACGGCAAGCCTGACTTTATATGGGCTAGTCCACCATGTACTGCCTTTAGCGTGGCTTCCATAGGTCATCATTGGAATATGGACAGGACGCCAAAAACTGAAGCGGCTAGTTTCAATCAGTTATTGGTAGCCAAAACTTTAGAGTTGATTCACGAACTAAATCCTAAATCATGGCTAATAGAAAACCCTAGAGGGATGCTGCGCACCCTGCCTGTAGTGCAAGGATTAAAACGTAGGACTATTACCTATTGCGTGTATGGCGATACGCGTATGAAACCAACCGACTTATGGGGTGAGGTTGAGGGATGGACTCATAGAGAACCATGTAAATCGGGTATGCCATGCCATGAAGCTGCACCAAGAGGATCGCGCACTGGCACACAGGGATTGAAGAACGCTAAGACACGTTCAATGATTCCGTACGCATTAGGTAAAGAGATATTGGAGTCATTGTGAAACGACACGCCGTTCTGACCTGCGGTTATGCAAATGTCCTTCCAGCGTTTGGTACTCTATCGGCTAGAGCCCTTCAAGGGGCTCACGCAGCGCCGCTAACGCGGAGAGCGCAGCGGGTAGCCATCGTTATTGGGATTGCTCTATCTATACCTATGCAGGTAGCAGATGGGGGATCAATAGATGCCATTCAAACCGTGCATGAATTAGCTGATAAACAACTAACAGAGAAACAAGAATACTGCCATGACCAGATTACGTTCACGGAGAGTAGTAACCGTAAAAACGCAAACAACGGGTCACACTGGGGTTACTACCAAGGTAGAAGCCTAAGCCTTAAACATGCACCAGATGATTATCAATTCTATTGGTATTGGCATTACGTACAACACCGTTACGGCACTACACGCTATGATGAGCCTAACTATTGCAATGCACTACAACACTTACGTATCAAAGGATGGCAATGAGTAGCAGACGCGGTGATCCTAGATTAAGTAGGGATTACAAGCGTGTGCGTTTGCAGGTGTTAGCAAGGGATCAGTATGTGTGCTTCTATTGTGGACAGGATGCGAACACAGTCGATCACGTCATCAGTATTAAAGCGGGTGGTGATCCAGTCAATCCTGAGAATCTAGTAAGCGCTTGCCGCAAATGTAACTCATCTAAAGGATCACGTTCAGAAGGCGTTTTTTTAGCACGGACGCGTACCCCCCCTGTCTTTATCGACAATATCTCTCCAACACAGTCGAAGCTGCACGAAGACAGTCCGTTTACTACCAGACCAGTCGGGAACTAACCCAGACATGGCAACACGCAAGAAGAAGCTTGTGGGGGCTACTAAGCCTCGGCTAATGAACACGCCTATTAAGGGTGAGTCTAGGGTTCAAGATGTCATTGACCTAGCCGAGATGATTCAGATGCCCTTGCTCCCGTGGCAGGAGTACGTATTGCGCGACGCTTTGACCGTGGACAAGAAGGGCATGTGGATACGCAAGACCAACCTAATCCTGTGCGCCAGACAAGTCGGTAAGACCCACCTAACCCGTATGGTGATCTTGGCTCACCTACTTAAATGGAACTCAAAGAACGTAATCATCGCCTCATCGAACCGAGCCATGGCGCTCGACACGTTTCGACAGGTGGCGCATGTATTCGAGTCTAACGAAAACCTCATGGCGCTTGTAAAGGCTATTCGTTACGCGAATGGTACGGAGTCAATCGAAATGAAATCGGGACAACGCTTAGACATCGTTGCAGCTACGAGAGATGGCTCTCGTGGTCGTACAGCTGACGCATTGTTTCTGGATGAGCTGCGCGAGTGGGGCGAAGAGGCTTACCGAGCCGCGACCCCTGTGACAAGAGCAAGACCCAACGCCCATATATGGCTGACATCGAACGCGGGAGATGCGTTCAGTACAGTCCTCAACGGAATGAGACAAAGAGCCCTTGAAAACCCACCGAAATCGTTTGGATTCTACGAGTACTCCGCCGCTCCGCATTGCGGCATTTATGATCGCGCTGGCTGGGCGC